CCCCTATGCAAGGAATGTAAAATAAATAAATATAACACTTGACCTTTACTTTGTTTTGTGTTATACTATATGTTATAAAGTTATGCCTAAAGGAGGATAACATGACAAAGAACGAAGAGATTTATTATAATAATTATTTCGATTTATTCCGCAGTGAAGGCTGGGCGCAAATAGTTGACGAACTAAAAGACCGCTTAGAGAGAATTGACATAAATCAACTAGAAAACGAGAAAGACCTGTTTCGTATGAAAGGTGAACTTTCCGTTATTAACATGCTTCTTGGGTTTGAAACTCTTATTGAGAGCTACCACGAAGAAGCAGAAAATTCTAGCAACTCGGAAACACTTTGAAGGGCTTAAAGGATAACGAACTAGAATATAACATTTCCACAATACTTAGGTACGGAGAACAATATGGCACAATTTATAGACGAGCGTGAAGAAGAAATTGAATTAGAAGATGGTGAAGAACTACAGAACTTTGAAGAGTCTGAAGAGCAATCAGAAGACCAACCAGAAGATGCTTTTGTAGAAGATGAACCTGAAGATGATATTCCAGATAAATACCGAAATAAAGACCCTAAAGATATTATTGCTATGCATCAAAATGCTGAGAAGCTATTGGGTAAGCAGTCACAAGAAGTAGGTGAATTACGGAAGGTAGTGGACGATTTTATTCAATCGCAAACCGTCACACAACAAGAACAAAGCCCAGTTAGTACGGACGAAGATGATGATTTAGACTTCTTTGAAAACCCTAAAAGCGCTGTTCAAAAGATGTTAGACAACCATCCATCAGTTAAACAAGCTCAAGCTATGGCAGCAAACATTAAGAAACAGGAAACTGTTGCTATGTTAAAAGCCAATTTTCCCAACTACAGTAACATCATTTCAGACCCAGCATTTGGAGAATGGGTTGGTAAGAGTAAAGTTCGTTCTGCCTTATTACAACAAGCAGACAAACAATACAACTACGATGCGGCTGAAGAGCTATTTAGCTTATGGCAAGACCGTCAAGGTATGGTTGAACAAGCTGTAAAGTCTGAGAAGACTGCACGTAAATCAGCAGTTAAAACAGCATCTACAGGAAGCGCAAAAGGTTCAGGAGAAAGGTCAAGTCGTAAGATTTACAGACGTGCTGACATTATTGAACTCATGCAGAAAGACCCTAGTCGCTACGCAGCAATAGCCGAAGAGATTCGTCAAGCGTATGCAGATGGTAGGGTCAAGTAAGTAAACATTATTTTAATTATTTAAGGAAATTTATATTATGGCAAATTTAACGCCAAGCTCAGGTAACACCGTAACTAAAGCAAATGCAGGTAGCAAGTTTATTCCAGAACTATGGAGTGACGAAGTTCTTGCAGCATATAAGAACAGTTTAGTTCTAGCTAATTTAGCTAACAAGATGCCTATGAAAGGTAAGAAAGGCGATACATTACATATCCCTAAGCCTACCCGTGGTGCTGCTTCAGCTAAGACTACTGCTGATACAGTTACTATCCAACAAACAGCTAACGATGAAGTGTTAGTAGTTGTAGATCAGCATTTCGAATACTCTCGTTTAATCGAAGATATTGTCGAAGTACAAGCAATGGATTCTCTACGTAAGTTCTATACAGACGATGCAGGTTATGCTTTAGGTAAACAGGTTGATACAGCTTTGTTTAGTCTTGGTAAATCATTAGGTAATGGTACTGGTTCTTCTTGGGTACATTCTGGTTCTTTCCAGTTTAACACAGGTACTGGTGCTGCTGAAGCTTATGATGCTGATGGTGCTGCTGATGTTGGTGGCTTTAACGATAAAGGTTTCCGTGACCTTATCCAAAAGCTTGATGACTCAGATGTTCCTATGGACAGCCGTTGTTTAGTTATCCCACCTTCTGCTGTTAATGAGATTCGTGGTATTGACCGTTACAACTCTTCAGACTTTGTAGATGGTCGTTCAATTAGCACTGGTAAGATTGGTAGTTTATATGGTATTGACATTTATGTTTCTACTAACTGTCCTATCTTGGAAACAGGTGTTAAGGGTGGCTTGTTGCTACATAAAGATGCTTTCGTCTTTGCAGAGCAAATGGGTGTTCGTTCACAAACCCAGTATAAGCAAGAGTTCTTATCAACTCTTTATACTGCTGATACGTTATACGGTATTAAAGTACTACGTCCAGAAGCAGGTTTTGTAATCGCTTTACCAGCATAACTTAGAGTTATTCTACTAGGGGTTCTAACGAGCCTCTATCATGAATAATTTTTAATCACAATAATAACGGAGTAGTCCTATGTCAATTTACCGTGGTGTTGGTGGCTCTGTAGATGCTACAAATAACGCAATCGTTACGGAAGTAAATACAGCAGCTCAAACAGCCATTACTAAAGCGGCAGAGGCGGCAACAAGTGCTACCGAAGCGTCTACGTCTGCCTCACAAGCTGCATCAAGTGCAGTAGGTGTAGAGCAATATGCTACTACAGCAACAACTAAAGCAACTGAAGCAGCTCAATCAGCTACTAATGCTGCCACTTCAGCTACCAGTGCTTCAAGTTCATCAACTACAGCTTCAACAGCTGCTACAACTTCTACAAATGCTAAAGATGTTACCTTAGGCTACAGAGACGAAGCGGAAGGCTTTAAAAACTCTGCAGCTACTTCAGCTACCTCAGCTGCTACGTCATCTTCTACAGCTTCTACATCTTCTTCTAGTGCAACTACTAGTGCTTCTAACGCTTTATCTAGTGCTAACAGTGCTTCTACTAGCGCAACACAAGCAGCCAATAATACATCAACAGCTATTAACATGGCTAACAGTGCTACAGCTTCTAAGAACACAGCTACTACTAAAGCAACCCAGGCGGCCACAAGTGCTACAACAGCTCAAACATACGCAAGTAATGCTACTACCTCAGAAACTAATGCAGCTTCAAGTGCTACATCAGCCGCTTCAAGTGCTACTAGTGTGCTTGGTGACGCAGCTTCAGCAGCTACTAGTGCTACTAATGCTTTAGCATCTAAAAATGCTTCTGCAGTTTCTGCTCAATCTTCTTTGGATAGTAAGACAGCTTCTGAGGCTGCTGAAACTACAGCTACTACTAGTGCTACATTAGCTACTACGGCTAAAGATGATGCTATAGCTGCTGAAGTATCTGCTGAAGGTTATGCAACTACAGCTTTATCAGCTCGTAATGATGCTACAGCTGCTAAGAATGCTGCTTTGTTAAGTGCTACAAATGCTTTGAATTCAGAGAATGCAGCTTCCACTAGTGCAACAGCCGCTGCTAATACAGCAACAGTATACACCACAGAAGTTTATAATGACGTACAACAAACGTTGGTCACAATGGCTTCTAATTTAATTTCTACACAGACTATTGTAGTCGAACACCAAGCATTCTCGTAAGGAGTAATAATGAGTATTGAAAATGAAATAGCATCTTTAACGCAGTCTACAACAGGCTTATTAACTGCTGTAAACACTAAAAAGGCTATACTAGACACTGCGGTTACTAACGCAGAAGCTGCTGCAACTGATTCTACTGCACAAGCAGTAACATCTACTTCAGCAAAAAACTCATCAGAAGCTGCAAGAGATGCTGCTGTTGTAGCTAAGAATGCTGCCAACACATCAGCCCTTAATGCTGCATCAGTTGTTACAGGTGGTACAGCCACTGTTGCTCCTCAAGCAGGTAAGATTCCTTTAGCAGATAGCGAAGGTAAGATTGATGTAGATTGGTTAAGTAGTGCTTCTACAGCCATGTCTAAAGCTGACTTCTTTGCATTAGCTGAGAAGCGTAAAGCTGACAGTGCAGGTTCAGGCTTTGCAGAATGGGGTAAGCAATGGGAGAGTAACGTAGATAACGTCAATCAGGGGATATGGATGGACGTACTCTCGGTCATAATCCCTAATACCGTATACTGTGGACGCAGTCCATCAGAAGGTGCTTTTGGTACAAGTAGAACATCATATCCATTAGCAAATATAGCAGGTGTGAGTCATAGCTTACTATCTACAGCAAACAGTACAAACGGGCGCAATAAAATAATCTTCCCAGACGCACC